TGCCTGTTCCATCTGGCCGACCTTGCGGATGCGAGGCGGCGACCCGGCCCGGATGGGCCCTCAAAAGGTCGGATGACCCATGCCCCTTACCCTAAAATTGGATGATCAAGGCCACGTCGTCGTCTCCGACGGCAAACCGGTTTATGTGCATGACGACGGCAAGGAGATCCCCTTCGATGCCAGCGGCACTCTCGCCACCATTGCGCGCTTGAATGGCGAAGCCAAAGGTCACCGTGAGCGTGCCGAAAAAGCCGAGGCCGATCTGAAGGTCTTCGAAGGAATTGAGCCGTCGGCGGCCCGCAAAGCGCTCGAGACGGTGGGAAAACTCGACGCCAAAGCGCTAATCGATGCCGGCGAAGTCGACAAGGTCCGGGCCGAGGCGAAAAAGGCCTTTGATGAGCAGCTTCAGTCTGTTGAAGCCAAATACAAGCCGGTTGTCGCCGAGCGCGACCAGCTCAGCGCGAAATTGATCAGCCGCACGATCGCCGGGGCTTTCTCGGGGTCGAAATTCATCGCCGACAAGCTGGCGGTCCCCACGCCGATGGTGCAGGCGACATTCAGTAACGCCTTTAAGGTCGAGGGTGACTCTGTAGTCGGCTATGCCTCCGACGGAAGCAAGATTTTCAGCCGCGAGCGGCCCGGTGAGGTCGCCGGTTTCGATGAAGCGTTGTCGATGCTCGTTGAAGCGTCTCCGTTCCGCGATCAGATCCTGAAGGGAACTGGCGCCAACGGCGGCGGCGCAACGGGATCTCGATCCGGTGTGGGTGGCAAGACCGTCAATCGTCAGGTTTTCGACACCATGGAGCCCATCGCGCAAGCGAGCTTCGTGAAGTCCGGTGGCACCATCACCGACTGATCATCGTCCGTCATTTCAGAGACTAGTGGCGTTTGCCTGCGCAAGCGCCACTCCATGGCCGGCTTCCCGGATGGGAAGAGGCGCCCGGGTTGGATGACCCGCCACAACCCCAATCCGTTTCCTCTTTCCATAGGAGGCCGTTCTCATGGCCAATACCCTCACATCCCTGATTCCTGATCTCTATGAGGCCGTCGACGTCGTCTCGCGTGAACTGGTCGGCTTCATTCCGTCCGTCACCCTGCTGCCGAGTGCCGAACGTGCCTCGGTCGGCCAGAATATCCGTTCGTTCGTGACGCCGGCCGCTGCCGCCGAAGACGTTTCGCCTGGCCAGCTGCCGCCCGATGACGGCGATCAGAGCATCGGCAACATCCCTCTGACGATCTCGAAGTCCCGCGCCGTTCCGTTCCGGTGGTCCGGTGAAGAGCAGAAAGGCCTGAACACCGGTCCCGGCTACGCCAACGTGCGCCGTGACCAGATCGCGCAGGCCTTTCGAACCCTCACCAACGAAATCGAGGTGTTCGTGGGAAACCTGGCCGTCAGCGCGTCCCGAGCCTACGGTACCGCTGGGACCACGCCGTTTGCCTCCGATCTTTCGGACCCCGCTCAGGTGCGTAAAATCCTGGCGGACAACGGCGCGCCCATGTCCGATCTGAATATGGTCATCGATACCTCTGCGGGCGCCAAACTGCGGTCGCTCGGCCAGTTGACCAAGGCCAACGAAGCCGGAACGATCCTGCTTCGCGAACAGGGCGTCCTGCTGAATCTCGACAACTTCACGATCCGTGAATCGGCTGGCGTCCAAACCCTGGCGGCCGGGTCCGTGACGGGAACGGTTACCGCTTCGGGAGCGAAGGGGGCTACCTCGATCACCTTGACCACCGCCGCCGGCGCCGCCGTGGCCATCCTGGCCGGCGACATTGTGTTGTTCGCGGGCGATGCCAACAAGTACGTTGCCGCGGCGGCCTGCACCATCGGCGCATCGACCACGGGAACGCTGACCTTGGCAAACCCCGGGCTTCGCACCACGCTGGCTAGCGCCGCCGTCTCGGTGGCTGCGACCTCCACTCGCAATATGGCGTTCTCGCGGAATGCTTTGGTGGTCGCCACTCGCGCCCCGGCGCTCCCGGAAGAGGGAGACATGGCCGACGATAGGGTGATGATCGTCGATCCGCGGTCCGGCCTCGCCTTCGAGGTGGCGATGTACAAGCTGTATCGGCGCGTTCGGTATGAGGTCTCGCTGGCTTATGGCGCGGCCTGCATGAAGACGGAACACTTGGCCATTCTGCTCGGCTGAGGACCTGTGAACTGAGCATCCGCCAACCGCCTTTGGGTGATTGGCGGATCTCATTCGGAGAAGCGGGAATGTCTCAAGAAGAGAACCTCGTTACGATCGCCAAATTTGGTGAACCAACCATCGAAATCCATCCGGACGCGTTGCCGGAGCATATCAAACTCGGCTGGCGCGTGACCGAACGCGAGGCTAAGGCGTCGAAGCCGATGCCGGCCGGAGATATGGATCCCAAGCCTGCGAAGACGTCGTCCAAGGACGCCTGATATGGCCCTCACCGACCAGCAGATGGCCGACGTGCGGCGCTATGCCGGGTATCCGCAGGTCGGCGCCAATCACACGACCGACGCGTCGCGCGACTTTTCTTATGGATGGGTGCTGCCTGGCGTTTGGGAGACTCTTTCCAGCGTCCTGGACAACCTCAGACCTGAGAATGAGGCAACGCTGACCACGGTTTATCTCGCCAATCTCGCTACCCTTGAAACAGCGATTGTTGGTGCCGGGAGCAATCTCGATACGAACGTCGCCGCCGTTTGGACGCGCAATACCAATGAGGTGTCTGACCGCCTCCGACTGTTCGACGAATGGCGCAGGCGCATGTGCGAATTCCTTGGTATCGCGCCGGGCCCCAATCTCCGCGGCGGCGCAACGATCATTAGGGCCTGATTTTCGCATCTGAAAGGATCCGGCAATGAGCACCAAGCATCCTGGTTTTCAGAAAGTCGCCGCTCAGATGGCGAAAAAGCAGGGAATTTCAAAGGCGCGGGCATCGGCGGAACTCGCCGCATCGACACGCCGTGCTTCGCCGGCGGCCAAGAAAGCCAATCCGCGACTGAAACGCGTCAAGAAATAAAATCGAGATGGCGCCCGAGCCGAGGCGTCCCCGCAAGGGCCAATATCGGCCAGCTGGTCTCTACTCCGGTTGGATCTGCGAAGGCCGACCGAAATGCAAAGCGCCGCTGCCGTGCTGACGCCAGCAGGGTTCGTCCCGTCCTTTCTAGCCAAGCGGCGCAACTCGCCGGGAAAACTATCGGGCATGGCCGGAATGAGCCGGAAAGCCCGATAGCCGGCCAAGGAAATTTCCATGACAATCATCTGCGCGCTTCATGAGCCGGGAATTGGAACCTGGATTGGCAGTGATACCGCTTGTTCTAAAGACGGTCTGCGCAGACTGGATCGCGGTCCGAAATGGACCATTGTCGGCTCTCGCGCCATGGGTTCGGCAGGATCGCATCTGCTCGCAAATATCATCGATGAGCATTCTGGAGAACTGCTGAATTTTGACGGCACACCGTTCCAATTGGCGCGGAAATTCCGCAAGCTTTTGACAGATTACGAATTCGCTCCGAAAGAGGAAGGTGGCGAAGCCCCGATTTATCGGTCCTACGTAATCTACGCCACGGCTGATGGCGTTTGGCATTTCACCGTTGATGGCGGCGTTTATGCCATTGGGGGGTGCAAATTTTGCGCTGACGGGTCGGGAGAAGACTTCGCCTATGGCGCTGCGCACTTCTCCTTGGCGAATCACGGCAGCGGAAAGGGAACCATTATAGCTGCTCTTCAAGCCGCGATCGATCTCAGCGACGGATGCGGTGGAGATCCATGGCTGCATCTCTTGCCAGCGCAGTGCTGAAATGGATGGCGCCACACTCCAAGCCAAGATCTACGCCAGCTATGCCCAGACGGCCAAACGCATTGGCTTGGCCTACAGCATCTATCGCCCGACCGATCCGTTAAACCCGCTGGCAAACCTCATCGGAACGATCCCTGCGCATTTCCGCGTCGATGACAAGTTCGCCCGGCCGAATGTCTACGGAAAAGCGTTGTGGCTGGCTTATTTCGACGGATCGCAGACCGCGGTAGGTGACTATCTCGTGGCAACCGGCGGCAAGACGCTCTTCGTCGCCGCCATGCAGCCGCTGCTGCCGATCTTGACCGTCGAATGTAACCGCGTGGTGACGATCTCCCGCATCGACGCACCGACGGGCGCTGGAGCTCTGTCCTACAACGCCGATTCTGGCAACGAAACACCCTACATGACCGGCTGGCCGTCCTCGATCCTTCAGGGGCCGAAGGGCGAGAAGAACGAGGTAGGCCTTCCCGGGGACGTTCGCCAGGCGTGGTGGGTGATGCTCGTGCCGGCATGGGCAGGTCTGACGGTCGAGGCCTCCGACATCGTGACCGATGATCTGGGGCGCCGCTATATCACCAGTTCCTGCGAGCTGACGGATCTCGGCTGGCGTGTGACCTTGCAACAGGCGGTGACGTGATGGATCTGGGAAGCATCAAGATCGTCAGCGACGGAACCGCGATGGGGACGAAGGTTCTTGATGCCGATGGGAAACTCATTCCCGGCTGCATCACGCGCATTGAATGGTCCGTTGATGTCGATAGCTTTGCCGAAGCCAAGATCACCTTCGAAGGAATCGAGATCGACGCCATTGCTGCGGGGATGCTTGATCGCACCGCTTCTTCTGAAATAGAAGGCCTCCGCAAGGAACTGGTCTGCACACAATCGGCCCTCGCTTATGCCCTGGACGCCATCAAATATCATATCCGCAGCGATGATGATGAGGCGAACGGCAAGCTAGAAACCGCTATTAGCCATCTTCTGGGTTAGCGATGGCCGACCTTATCAACGTCGAAACTGCCGTCGTCGCCCTTGTGGCTCAGGCGCTTTACCCCAATGGAACCGGACAGCCATCTGTCGTCAGCGGCGCCACTTGCCGGGTGTTCCCTGGCTGGCCGACCGCGAAGGCGCTCCAGACCGATCTGGCCGCCAACACCGTCAATATCTCGGTCTTCCCCTCCGACGTCGAGCGCAATACCACCCGCTATCAACCCGTTTGGCAGACTCTCTCCATTCCGGCCGCGACGCTGACGGCGACGGTTTCCGGGGATACGGTGACCATCGGGGGCGCCGTTGGCGGCGTGCAGAACGTCGCGATCTTCGTGAACGGGCAGTCCTACGTCTACACGGCTCAAGCTACCGACACGCTGACCGGCATCGCCACCGCTCTTGCCACGCTGATCGCCGAAGATCTGTCTTCTACCACCAACAGCGGTGCCGTCATTACCGTTCCAGCGGCCTACAGCCTGTCAACGACCATTGGTACCACTGCCGCCGTGATCCGCGAGGTCAAGCGGCAGAAACGCCAGTTCAACGTCATGATCTGGTGCTCAAGCCCCACGCAGCGCGACGCCGTCGC